CACATCCAATTTCTAGCATTGATTTATTTTTAAAATCATCTTGATTTTCTCTTACAATGTCTGAAGCAACTTTATGATAACTTAAGGGACTGCTTTGTATTTGGGAAAAATCATATGGTTCATTTGCACCATATTCTTGAATATGTTTTGCATTCCAGTGCTCAAAAGTATTTTTACCTCGATTAACCAAACCCTAAATCCTCCTTGCTGTCGAGCTTTTGATAAAGAAAGCCATTGGGTGAACTAAAATCATCTCCCTCATTTTTATACCAACCTATTTTATTCATTTGCTTTTCAGACAGTTTCTCTATATCCATGGAAGCAGGAATTTGAATTACAGAAATTTCCTTATTTTGCCCTTTAAATAAATTTCTTATTTCTTCTAAAAAATGCACATCTCTTACAGAATAAAACTCTGTAGTTCTTAATATAATGACATCGCCATTTTTAACGTTTAATTTTTTAATGTCTTTCATTTTCATTTTATTTTCCACTCCAATATTGCTGATCGTAAATCAGGCGTTATTTTTTTATGATACACATGTAATAATTTTGGATATTTGTCTCCAACAGGTCCACTTTCAAACATAAATGGAAGCTGATGAGACCCAACATCTATATAAACTCTCATTCTTTTTGTTTTACTTTTTTTCATATATTATAAATGACATTTATTTATTCCTATCAAAATCATAATAATATTTACTATGTTCTTGTTTTTTACCATATATTTCAAACCAATGATTTATCATTTCATCTAATAGTGCACCGAACTGATAAGTTGGATTCCAACCTAATTGAAGCCTTGCTTTTGTCGAATCTCCCTTCAAATATCTCAATTCTTCTGGGCGCATAAATTTAGGATTCTGAACTACATAATCTCTATATTCCAAATTTATATTTGGGTGCATAAAAACATATTCAACTAATTCTCTAACTGAATGTGTTTCTCCAGTGGCAATTACAAAATCATCTGGCTCATCATGTTCTAATATCTTAACCATTGCTCTAACATAATCATAACTATGACCCCAATCTCTAAAACTATCCATATTACCAAGTTCTAAATCTTTCTGTAATCCCAATTTTATTCTTACAGCAGCTTTTACAACTTTATTTGTGACAAAATTTGAGCCTCTTCTTGGAGACTCATGATTGAATAGTATTCCATTTGCTGCAAATAATTTATAAGCATTTCGATAGTGCCGTGTTATATTATATCCAAACACTTTAGCACATCCATAAGGACTTGTTGGATTCATTGGAGTTGTTTCCCTCTGATAACCATCATCATCTCTTGAATTTCCAAACATTTCTGATGAGGATGCTTGATAAAATCTTGCAGTTGGGCAATGCACTCTATATGCTTCTAACGCATTTATTACACCAAGAGCATTTGTTTGAACTGTATAGATTGGAATGTCAAAACTTATTCTAACATGACTTTGTGCTGCAATGTTGAAAATATAATCTGGCTGTATTTTGGTAAATAATTCTGTAAGTGTAGAAATATCCGAAACATCACCATAATAAGTTTTGATATCATTTTCTAAATGTGCTATACGAGTTTCTTGATGTTCGGGTGTTGAATTTCTTCTAATAATTCCGTGCACCTCAAAATCTTTTTCTAATAAATGTTCGGCAAGATAAGAACCATCTTGACCTGATATTCCAGTTAAAAATGCTTTCTTTTTATTCATATAATTTTACCTTATTCACTTTTATTCTATAATTATTTTCATACAATATTTTACCAATTTTGGCTTCAAATATAAGACAATTTACTTTATGCATTTTTCTCATATATTTTACTAATTTATTTGCATTTGATTTTGTCTTAACAACCCAAATTCCGCCATCATCAGAGCTTCCTTCTTTTATTGTGGGAGACTTAATCCATTTATTGAGTTTATATTTTAATATTGTTGGATTGCGTCTTAGTCCAAGACTTTCCATATTTTCAGTAACGACTTTATAATACATATTAATAATTATAAATGAATTTTCCTCAATGATTTTTAAATACATCCATTTTGCTTATATCGGGCCAGTCTTCGATCACCCATTGCCGTGGTTTGGCCTCTATTGCCTCATCTAGTTTATCTAGACCCAGTCTGGCCGTTTCTGGAGTCATATAGTAATGATAACCAACTGTTTGTATATTTTGTTCTCGCCAAGGAATTACAGGTATTCTTCCGTCATACGACATCATTCTTAATTCTATTGCAGCTTCTTCATTATCAGTTAAAATCATACCACCTCTTACCAAATTAAGATGTTTTTGAAATTGAAAACTCAAATTAGTAAATGTTCCCGGTAAATATGAATCCTTCTTCCACAAAACAGCTGCATCAATTATGTTTTCATCATACAAACTTTCCGTGTTTTGAGTTAAATAATAATAATCTTTCCAGACATAATCTTCCCATGTTAATCGTATTCCTAACTTCAATGCCAAAAATGGAATAGATATATAAGTTCTCTTAGGAACAAATATTTCCTTTGTCCTCGAATACCTCAAACATAGTTCAATTCCATGTGTGCAACTATCCACTGCAACCGCATAAGGAGCACCAAAAAATTCAGCTATTTTATTTTCAAATTCTGTTACTGTTGTAAAATCTCTTGTTTTCATTTTAATTTCTCATTCTTTCAATTGAACTAAAATATTCTCTTAAACAATTGCCACAATCTTTGCAAGCAAAAGTGCCTTTATAGCCACAAGAATAGACTCTTTTAAAATCTTTATATCTATTTTCTATCATTTCTCTAGCTTCATCAGTTAACACCCAATAACTATTCAAAGTTCGTTTTTTCCAAGTATAATTATTTATATGCTCTTTTGGCAGTTGCTCTTTGTAGTAAGCCATATATGTAAATATAATTGCAACTTCCGACTCTTTATAAAATTCAACTGCTTCGTCTATTATATTAAGGTTCCATGTATTTACTCTAAGTCTTAAAAACATTATATTTTTAGAAATTTCTATTTTATGAAAAGATTTATCAGTCATTTTAGATGGATTTAATGTGAGCACAACAGGTGCATTAAATTTATCTAAATCTTTTGGAATTGATGTGTTATAAAAATAATTTTTAAATTGTTTGGCTGTTGCTTCAACCAATTCTCTTTGATTATTGCTATCATTACCATCATTTATTCTAACTATTCTATTTTCAGTAAGCTCAGCAGATGGAATGTGCGGCAAATTTTCTGCTAATGGTTCTAAATAACTTCTGCCTGATTGAAAAAAACAATCATCGCAACACATCGGACAAGTGCCCTCTTGTGGAATGCATTCTATTATACCACTTCCTTTTATTTTGGGATTCCAAATCCAGTTCATATTAACCTCTTTGCTTTTGTGTATGAGTAACTCTTTTTATTAGTGCAATAACTTCTTCCTCATTCCCACTGTTCCAATGCCTACCTAAAATACCAAGAGCTATCTTTAATACCTCTTTTACTTGAGCAATATTAACTTGTTTTTTCTTACCTTCAAATGCAGTTATTTCTTCTGCCATCAGATTCATATTAATTTTTTTCATTGTCATTCTCCTTATTTGCTAATTTTAATAACACATCTCCATGACACCGTTGTGGTGCACACCAACATGCTAAAATCTTCCCTTTTAATTCATGCAAATCTTTTAATAAATACTGCCCTTCTCCTTTAGTTATCCATTCTTCAAATTTTTCCACAGCCTCGTCCCTAGTCTTGGTTTTATATTTTGCTAATGTTCTATCTTTGTGCGTGAATGGATTGCCCCATTTAGTAGGCCTACCAATATAAACATCATAAGGCTCTTTTTTAATATGAACTACTTTCATTTTGTTGCCTCAATATTTAATGAAATTAAAGCTCCTGTTTCTTTTTGCATATGAGGTAAATATGCTTGTGAATGATCATCAAATTTGCCATGATCAACCTCCCACCAATTCCATTCTCGTGGATTGTTAAATCCATTTTCAAGTAGTAATTTAGATAAACTAGCAGAATCATAAACAGTTTTATGATATATTGTTGTTTCACCCATTTTCATTTTGCCATATAGAGGCCCTAAAAAATTATTTAATGGATAGTTTCTTTGCATATATAAATTTGCCATAACATAAAAATTTGGAACAGCTAATCTTAATATTCCATCTGGTTTTAGGACTCTAAAC